AGAAGAAAAGCAGCCCTCTTCCGAGGGCTGCAAGCTAGATGCCGTAATACACGCTGTTCACATAGTCCTGCACAGTCTGGTAGTCATAACCAGCAGCCGTAAGGCGGTCGTACCTGTCCTGACCGTTTCCGTAGTTGCCAAGGTACACGTCGTATGCAACGTCGGCAATCCAATCGGAACCAGTTGAACCGCCGCCGATGCCGTAATACACACGGTTCACATAGTCCTGCACGGTCTGATAGTCATAACCAGCAGCTTCAAGATTGTACTGTCGCTCTGGCTGGTTTCCGTACCATCCCTGCATCACACCGTATGCGGCTTCCTCGATGCTGTCAGGAACAGGCGCTTCTGGCGTATCGGGTGCGGAACCCTCGCCATCGTCATAGGTCATAGCAGACGGGTTGTCGAGGTAATACTGAACAAGGTTCTCGAAATCGCCCCAAGTCTTGCCCCACTTTGCGAAGTACGGGATAGGGTCAACGTGGTCTGTGCCGCCCCACACGTAACGCGCTTCGTTGTGGGACACCATTCTGTCGATGCCCCAACCCTGCTGGTTGAGGTACACGGCGCACCATTGCGCCGCCGTGTCGAACCCAACCTCGAAGTCGTGCTGGTTGGTGGCTTCGCAAATCTCGATGCCGACGCTGTACCAGTTTCCGTTGCCAACGTGCCACGCAACGGCGTTTCCGCTCATGGTCTGGTACACCGTGCCGCCGTCAGTCCAGTCAGCAACCCATTGCGCCATAGGCGCATCATTGCCCATTCGCTGCCAGTATTGGACGTGATTCCATGCGGTCGCTCCCTCGTTCGCCGTGGAATGCACTACAAGGTTCTGCGGTTGGAACCAGCCGTGACCGTCTGCGATGAAGTTGTCATGTTCCGTCCATGCGTATGCGGGCGCGGCTGTGCCGACCAGCATAGCGAACACGGCAAGCGCCGTGATTGCGCCGATTCTAAGACGCTTCATAAAAGTGCCGATCATTCTAACCCTCCATCTTTTCCACATGGTCATCGAACTTCGTGGTGAGCGCGGTAATGGCAAGCGTGAGGTCTTTCAGCGTGTCGTTCATCTTGACGTAAAGCCACCCCATGAAGCAGCAAGCCACGATAGGGAACCCCACGCTGCCGATAGCCGTGATCACCATATCGAACGTGGCAGTGTCCATTTCAACCTCCTTCCTAAAATCCCAGATAGTCGAACACGTTGTTGAAGAACTCTCGCGTCTCGATAGTGTCGAAGAACACGCTTCCCTGCATGTACAGCTTGCGCACGCTCCGCAACACCACGCTAGACTTCTCTATCATAAGCAAGTTAGGCTGCATATCCGATTTTGTCAAGACGTAAACCAGCGCATCTTTCGGGTACCTGCGCGACACGTAGTAAACACCCTCCGTGTAGTCCACCCAAACACCGACCGTCCTGTTGTCGAACCGCAACGCGAAGTAGAATCGCGCTTCCTCCGACTTCTTGGCGATGAACTTGTCATTGTCATCGTAGAACATGTTTCCCACTGCGTAATCGTAATATGACGTTCCACGTATCATCTGACCGAATCTTGTCGTGTCCACGTGCGCCCTGAACCGCTCGCTCTGCACATTCTCTACACACATGTACCCTTTGTGCGCCATAAGAAATCGCTTTCCCTTCCTCGGCTTCGACCTCCACCCGATGAAGTACGGATTGGTGAGCGCCACGGCGTTAGCCATGAACATAACCTTAACCCTGTCCTGAAATCGGTCAACCGTGTTGTAGAAGTCTTGGAACTGCTTCAACTCGTTTTGCAAGTAATGCAGCGAACCCTTGTCAATGATGAACTCGTCAAATCCTATCATATCAACGTCGGGATAGGGTACGGACTTTTTGGTCAGTGCGTTTGCCAACGTGATGAAGAAACATAGCACGCGCCATTTCTCTGGCTTTTCATCACCTATTGCAACCTTTCTGATGTACCCTTTCATTCCCTCAACTTTGAACTCCCACGATGGAAAACGGTCAACAATATCCTGAAAGAACTCCTGCTTGTCATCGAACTCCGACTTGTATCTGCGCAAGTATATGAACTGCTTGCCAGTCTTTATGAAATGCCTGATTCGTTTGTACTTGAAATCATACGTCTTGCCAGTGCCACGCCCGCCGATAACGAAATTGAACATAGCGTTGCGCGTCATAATGTCGTGAGAATCGTAATACATGCTGTCGCTCATAGGTACCGTCTCACCTCCCAATAATACATGTACCGTGGATAGTTCCTAGCATCGGTTGTGGTTTGGTCTGGTCCGTAATCGGGTCCACCATGTCCCCAAAGTTCATTGTTGCCCATGTACAGTTCAACGTGGTCAAATGAGCCGTTCCAACCATTCCACATAATCAGCACCAAATCGGCTGGCTTCATATCCTCGATGGGTAGGTTGTCACCAGAATAGCCGCTTGCTATCTTCGTCCCCTTGCCCGCCATAGCGCCCGTCCACGTGCCAACGTCGATTCCAGCAACCTGCTGGTACGCGAACCACACCGTAGAAGAACAGTCACCATATCCGCTGCTTATGGGGTCAAGCCGTCCAGCACCCTGCGAGTACGCGAACCTGTCAAGCCATGAGCGGTACAATTCGCATATGGCGTTCTGCGCTTCGCTTCCGCTCTCCGAACCGCCGCCCTCGTTGCCGCCGCCAATGTCAGTTCCGTTCGCGTTGTACCCGTTAATCCAAACCTGTCCAGATGCGGGATAGAATATAACGCCTTTTTCGTACTCGTCTTTGCCGTAAAGAATGAGTGTATCACCATTCTGAATGATGTACCCTAGCTTGCTTGCTTCTGTGTCAATGCCTGGCTCGTTGCCGCCGGGCGTGCTGTCAACGTCTCCGCTCTGACCGAAATCAGGCGGGTTGCTCTCACCGTCCCAATCCTTCAATCTCTGGTACACGGTGTTGTAGCGATTCCTGTACTGCCCAAGAACCCCGTGGTTCATGCAAACGCCGTATATCCTATCGAGGTCGGCGCTGCCGCCCGCCGTTGCAATGACCTGTCCAGCGCTTGCTGGCGATTGATGGTACATGCTCATTGCGAAAATCAACGGCTTGGGATAGGACTGGCTCATGCCCCAATTTTCAAGCGTTGTGATGTACCCCTCGAAATCGGCGATAGCCTGATTCTCCTGAATCACATGGTTTTCCTCGTCTTGGAAAACAGTTATGATGCTGTTACCCTCGTCCCTGTTCAGGTAACGGCTAGTCCACCACGCACTACCAGCATCATGCGATTCAATATCAGAACGCAACGAAGCAGCCAACTGCCCGTAGGCAGTTGGCATTTCGTTTTTGACACGGTTAAGCAGTGCAGCAGCCCGTGTACCATACCATTGCATCATGCCGATAGTGATTGGGTCATTATAGTTCACGGCAGTCCAATTCCAGTTGGATTCCACCTCGCCTATAACATACATGGCGTAATAGCATATGGTTCTGGTACTTGGCATGGTTCATCACCTACTGCCCGCTGAAGAACATACAGCCACAACCGTTTTCCGCACCTGCCGTATGGCCTACATCGTCTGAAAACGACAATTTAACCTCTCCGTTTGATTCAATCTGCAAAAACGCATTACCAGAGAAAGCGGTGAACGTAAGAAGGCGTGTCGGGCGGTATCCGCTGGGGAGGGTGGCCAACGTTGCGGTTTTGTACCCACCTGTGCCAGGTGTGGACAGCGAGATGTTTTTCAGCTGAACAGAAACAACTTTGGTAATCGAGTTGCCGTAGATTGATAAGGTGCCGCTTCCTCTGATACCGCCATTGTAATTGACAGTGTGCGCAGCTTCCAGCGCCTTAGGTACCAGAAGTGCCTTTAATGCTGAAATCTGGTCAGTGACCATTTTCGGCGAAGCCGCCGTGCCAGACGATGCCGCCTCGCTTCCGCTGTCTGTCACCTTCAAATGCCCGAAGTTTGTAGAAGAACCCTGCCCGTAGGTGTTGGCGGTGCTTGCGTGGTTGATCGGTGCTTTCTGGTTCACGGCAGTCTGCAATCCGTTAATGTCGTTCTGCGCTTCCGTGATATCGCCCTCTGCCGCGTCCATGCGGGTGTCAAGCGAAGCAATATCCGTCTTGTTCGTGTTCGCGGCACGCTCAACCGCGGTCACGCGACCAGTGAGCGACGTAACGTCGGCTTTCGTGTGCGCAATGCCGCTCTCGTTGGTCTTTGCGAGGGAAAGCGCGTCATTAGCCGTCTTTTGAACGGCCGTGATTTGCGTCCCGTGCGTCTTCACAGTGGATTCCAGCGCCGAAATGTCCTTCTGCGCTTCGGTCATCTGCGTTTGCAGCGTGAGAACGTTGGCGTTGGCGTTGGTCACGTCATCCGAGCTCTTCTTCATCTGCTTGTCAATCTTGCCCATAGCGGCGTTGTACTGGTCGCGCAGGTTAGGCTTGTCAGCCGAAGCGTACAGGTCAAGATTGTAGTTCGGCGTGTATTCCGCAGCCATCATTCACTCCCTTCTACGATGCGGGCTTGAAGTACACAATGCCCGCTTTGGTCACTTTTGCTTCCGACAACTGCTGCACAGTCAGAGTTGCGTCGTTATCTTGCGGCTTAAACGCACCGCCTTCCAAATTGGCCACCCTGCCCGCGAGCTTGGTGATTTCCGCTTTGTTCCCGTTAGCCGTTTCCAACGCTTTGTCTGCGGTGGACTTAGCCGTACCTGCCTCCGACGTTGCGGATGCCGCTTTGTCGGAATTGGTTTTCATCTGCGTGTCGATTTTCTTCATCGCCTGATTGTACGCGCCCGTAAGGTCTGGCGCGTCCGTGTCGGCGTAAGTCGGCAACTGGTAGTTAGTCGTTGGTGTTCCTGCCATCATTCATTCCCTTCTACGAAGTACCCGCCCCGCACCTCACCGTTAGCGAGAATCGAGCAGGTCAGTTTTCCATCCAAAGGCGGTGCGCCGTCGTATGTGATGCCCTCTGGCACGAAATCCTCGCCCATTAGATAACCACTGAAAACGGCCAATCCACGAACATTCAACCCGCATTCCGCAAGCTGGTCAACGGTCAAGTCAAGCTGCGCGAGCGTGTCAACGGTGATTGCATGTACCGTAACGTCGTTGAAGAAATCTCGCATTGCTTTAACGTTCCCTGTGTACGCGCCCACCGTCACATTCCAGATAAGCATACCAACCTGCAAACCTGCAATCAGGTCGCGAAACTCCTTGTCCAGCTTGGCAATCTCCGAATCCGTGTACCCTTCAAGCTGTTCAGTCTGCGCTACCTGCTCCGCATGAATCTGGCTCTTGAAGTCATCGAACTCAACCGTGGTCACAAAATCGCTGTCGATGTTGGCAATCTTGCCGAACAGACAAGCAATCTGCTGCTCCACGGATAGCGATTCGTCGTACACTAGCGGGGTTGTAATCTGGTTGCACGTTCGCCCGCCGCCAAGAAACGGATAGTAGATTCCCATAAATCTCACCTCCCTAAAGAGCGTTCCAATAATCAGTGTATATACCCATGAAAAGCTCGTTCAAATCGCCTATAACCATCATGTCGATGTTCAGGAACGTCTCACGGAACTGCATGAGGGCTTGTGCCTTGGTGATACCCGATATGCCGCTCACGTGCGTGACGTAATCCTCCAACGTCTTTGAACTCGCCTTCGTGGTGTCGCTTGCTTCGCTTTCCGCATTGCTGTCCTGCGCACTCGTTCCCTTCGCAATCGTGTTGCTCGTGCTGTCAGTGAGGTTGGTCGCGTAGTCCTCGTTCCCGGAAAGCTGCATCTGCGGTGTCGTGCTTACCACGGTTCGCGCCGTGCTGTCGGTGTCGTTCACCGTCTCGCTCGTTGCCTTGGTAGCCGTGTTCTCGGTACGCGAATAGTCCCTAGACTGGTCAGACGTTCCGCTCGTGCTTCCCTCCGTGCGCATGTCATAGTTGCTGAACGGGTCGAAATCCTGCAACGCGCTCTTGTACAGTTGATTGTAGAACGGCATAATCTCGTTCATCTTGCGGTTCAGAAAACGCCTGAAAAGCGCGGGAGTCTCCTGCCCAATCTCTCGAAAGAAGAAATGCTCAACAATCTTCGCGTTCAGCGGCGCACGGTATTCTTCATCGAAAATGGGGTATTTGTCAAGCCCCAAATCGAATCCGTTTTCGACAAGCGAACCCAACTCCACCGTGAAGATCGCCCCACGATGATAGGGAACGCCGCACTCTCCGTCCTCGTACAAACTCATAACCCAGCACCTCCATCCGTCTGAACCTCGGGGTCAGACATGAGAAGCACGTTCATGTTCTGGCTAGAAACGTCCTTGTTCATGTCGCACCAAACCTCAAGCCCGTACTTGCGGTTAATCTGCCTGCACGCTTCGCGTCTGCAATTCAGGCGAATAAGGCGGTTCGCTTCAATCTGACCGTTGTTCGCTTCAACCTCGGCGCTCTGAACTCGCTCCGCTTTGCTGATGTTCGTGTTCTCGATGCCGAAGTACGTCATAATCTCTGCCCAAACCGTCTGCTTTGCTTTGAGCAGTTCGGGCGTGATGAACGGCGCACCAGAACTAAGGTAGGTAATCTGCGACGGGTCGAACATTCCGTCAGCGCCCACGATGATAGGCTCGTTGCCCACATACTGCTTCATAAGGTTCTGAATGGTCAACCGCTGCGATTCAGGGACAACCGCGAATATCGGCATCTTCTGGCTCATAAGGTTCACGTCCACGGTTCTGTCAATGTCCGCAAGCCTACGCGCGTAGATTCGCATTGCGTTAATGTCTGGTCTGCGCAGATAGTTGTTCCAGATGGGTACACATTCGGTAGACTTCAACCGACGATGAAAGCCGCTAGTGCCGTATGCGATATACGCAAGCGGATTCTGGTACATGTTAATCTGCCCAGACGGTGCGCCCATCGTAGAGAAATAAGCATCGTACTCGTCATCCCAGAAAAACACGCTCATTCCGCGATTGAAAAGCGTCAGTTCGAGAAAGCGCTGGTCAATCTCCGTCGGCAATCCCTCCCAACGGTATATCGCGCAAGCCATCTGCTCCAACATTTCATAGTACATGCGGTACTGCAAGTTGTTCATTTCAGCAGACTGCCACGTGTTGCGCTTGCCCTTGCGATTCCTTCCCATCAGTAACGCACCCCCTTCACAGGCTCGTTGTCGGCTAGGTCGATCTTGTACATTTTATCAGGGTCGCTCCAAACTGTCACGCCCTTTTCAAAAATGCCCCTGATGCTCTCCTTGAACAGTTCGGGAACCTCGCTTGTCGAAAGCGAAACGCTCTGCATCTTCCAATACGTGAAGTTCTCCATGCACTTCAAGTCGGCGGGCGGCACAATCCAACGGTTCACGTAGTAGCCGTAGCGCAGCCAGAAATCGCCAACCTGACGCAGGAAGTTCAGCTTCAACCTCTTGAACTTCAACCGCACGCCCATGTACCCCTTGCAGAAGTTGAACGCATCGCCGCCGTTCTGTCCCGAAGTGGACGGCTGCGTGAGCCGCGCATCCTGAACCTTTGCCTGAATGCCCTGAATAGCCGTCTCGTAGTCCCCGTTCGCGGCGTACACGGCATAGTCATAGTTCGTGTCCCTCATGTACCCCTGCAAGCCGATGTTGTTCTGCGTGGTCGCGGTAGCCGCGCCAACCTGCGTCGCGGTAGTCCTGTTAATCCAGTCGGCGTTCAGCGCGGTGTTCGCACCAGCGAGCGCCATGTTGGCAACGTCCGCGGCGGCACCGCCGAAGTTGCCAGATGCAAGGCTGCCAACAGCGCCAACGCCAGACGAAATCATGGACGAAGCGCCGTTCCACAGGTTCTTCTCCTGCGATATTCCGCTCAATGCCCAGTTCGCCTGATTGGCTACCTGCTGGTTCGCCCATGCGTTCTGCATGTTCGCCCCGCTCTGGTTGAACGAAAGCTGCGCTGCCGTAAGCGACTTCTGCTGTGACCAATCTGCTGCGGCGAACTGGTACGCAAGCCTGTTTCGGTTCGATGCCATATAATATATGTACTGATTGTTAACCAGCGAGAACTGCGGAAAGTTGCTGAACTGAATTGCTATGTCCAAACCCTCTTGGTTGGACTCCGAATGCGGGAACGATTCGCCGCTAGGAAGATAGTAGTCAGCATCAACGCTGCCGCCAACCCCGTTGGCTGTGTTGTACCCCGTCACATACGAATAGCCTCGAATGTCGGGCGGTGCCACAACCGTCTCCGTGACAATAAGTATGCTGTCCTGACCTTGGTACGAGTTAATCTGCAAGCATTCGGGCTTCAGCACAATCTCGCCGCCGTTGTACGCCGTCATTTCAATAACGCAGTACGGTGACGTGTAGAACTTCAAAAGGTTCTTGTACCGCTCGGGAATATGGAACATGTCCATAACGTGCATCAGGTGCAACGATGTGATGTTCTCGGCTGGTGTACTTGGCATACGAAGCATAGGGATTCCCGCAACGGTCGTTTCCGTGGCGTTCTGAACGAAACGTGCAGGAACCACAGTGACCATGCTGATGCACTGCGAAACCCACGGCGCATCTTGCAGCTTCTTCATCAACTCCAAGAAGTTCCTGCTGTTGCAAGCGTACACCGCCGAACCAGACGGCATACCGTCGTTGACGGAACCAGTAGCCGTTTTGAGCGTCGGGTTGGACACGCTGCCGAACCCAGCAGTTAAATCAGCGGTGCACATGATAACGATGTAAGGCGGTTCATTGAGAAAGTTGTCGATTGCGAGGTCTGTAATCTCGTACTCGTCACCTATGTTCAAACCCTCCGCATCTGTCATGTACTCCGAAAGGTTGTAGATAGTGCTGTTCTCGTTGGCGATTCCGATGTGACCCTTGTTCACGTAGCAAAGGTCGAAGCTGATTCTGTCGTAGTATGTCATCCACACGTCAAGCTGCACATTCACCTGCGTGGTGTTCGGCGCTATGTACTTCGCGTCGTTCACGAAGTAGTAGAAAACGTCTGGCTGTCTGCCGCCAGACGGAGGTACGGGTTGCAGCGGGTTCTTCACAACCATGTAGTTGCAACGTGTAACCATGTCAAAGGGCGCGTTCACGCGGATAGGCTCGCCGTATCGAAGATATAAAAGCCCGTTCAGCTTGAACGCATACCCGTCAACGGAGCGGGACGCGAAATAAGCGTCCCGCTCCTTGTCGGAATCAAAGCGCACCACGTCACGGTACGAAGAATCCCACGGCACGTTGCACATGAGAATAGACGTGTTCGGTGTCCATACCGAATAGTTAAACCTATTCTCGTACTCATAGATGTTCTCTGGCAACCCAGGGAAATCTTGTGCCATGACTTACTCCTTAGCCTGCGGACGTGTACGCCTTGTCAATGCCGATAATCAAATCCTTGTGCTGGTACACCTGCGAACCCATCGCAACGGTCGGGTCAATGTAAGTGCTGGTCGCAGTAACGGTAACGTTCTCCGCAACCTCGTCCTCGGCAACGTGAAGAACGCCCTCGGCATCCACGAACGTGCCCAGCTTCAACCGAACGCCGCTCTCAACACCCGTGTTGTTCGCGGTGATTGCGAACGTGCAGCCCTGCGGAACCGTGTACCCCTCCGTCTCGGGCGTTACGGTGCCCTGAACCGTGGCGATAAGGCGCGTCTTTCCACCGCGCTCTGCGTAAGTGGGTTTCACTCCGTCAACCTCCGCATAGTCGAACGTCACGCCAGTAGCCTTAATGGACGGAACGGTGACGCTGGTGCCAGCTTCCGTGGTGAACATGACTGCGTTCACGAAACGGGACACGGAATAGATGCCGTGGTGATGCAGCCAGTAGTTCCACGAAATCGCCTTGGGATTGCGGATGCTCTCGAAGTCGATAAGCGTGTCCGCGCACATGAAGAAATCGCGGTCGCACAGAATGGCTTGGCAACCGTCGATGCCGAAATCGTCAATCTCGATAACGCGCATCTTGAAGTCGGCTGCGGATGCGTTGAACGCGAACGCGATAACGTTAACGTCGAGCATAGCCACGAACTCGGGAGTTGCGAACAGAACAAGGTCGTCGTTGTTCGTGAACGTCGGCGCACCTGCGGCGTTGTAATGTCCAGAAAGAAAGCGCATCTTGCCCGCCATCGAGCGCACGGCTTCCGTAATCGCCATAGCATCGTCCTGCTTCTCCAAACGGGTTGCAGCAGCCGACGCATCGGGAACCTGCACCTTGTATAAGCCGTCGATTCGCGCGTACTCTGCGAAAAGGTTGCGCATGATAAGGTACTCGTCCCAGTAGTCGGACGTGTACGGCGTTTCCATGATGCGCCCCACGAGGTCTTGCAGCCCGTAGTCGTTCAAAAACGCACGGCGCAGAAGCATGTCGTTGACGGTCAACTCGTAGTAGTCCTGACGGTTGATGCTGTGAAAGTTGCTCATAACGTCGGGCTCGTGGCAAGCGAACACGTCATCATAGCACTTGTTCGGGTCGTAGCGCTTAGCCTGGATCAGCGTGGTGGCAAGTTCCTCGATAGTCTCGCCGTACTGCATCATGCCGCGCTTGAACTGCGCGAGCGGGTTAGTCCAAACCTTGCTCTTGATTACAACGTCTCCGATGCGGTTCACAAGCGCGTCGATGAACTCGTTCATCATCGGGCGGTATTCGAGCAGGTTGTTCACCGTCTCGGTAATGTCACCCTGCGTCGCAACAGGAATGCGCTGCTGGTACGCGAACGAAGCATCGGTGCGAATCGCGTTCAAAATCTGCGCGTTCGTCGCGTTCAGCGTCTTGATAGTCTTAGTTGCCATTGTTGCTGTCCTCCTTGTCATCGGTGAAAAGGTTGTCGATGTGGTACACGGTGCCGTCCTCGTCCACGCCCTCAACGACAACACCGTCACCGTTGTTGCCCCCGCTGTTGTCGGCGGGAATCTGCATCAGCAGGTCATAGTTGCGAGCCTTCAAACTCTGAATGTCAGCCTTCATGGCTTCCTCGTTCGACGCATACTCGCTCATGCGGGCTTCCGCAGAACTTCGGTACTCGTCGGCATCCGCTCCCCGCTTAGCCATGTCCGTGAGGAACGTCTCTGCGGTCGCGTACTCGCCATCCTCCATCCTCTCACGGAGCCAAGCGAGCAGATCCTCTAGGTTCATGTTCTTCTCCTTCCAACAAAATAGCCCCCGCCATCTGGTTGTGACCGTGGCGAGGGCTGACTGTGCTGGTGATATTGCCATTCCCGAAACGCCGCCGCTGCTAATGCGGCTCGCACTCGTGCGGGCGGTATCACCCGTAGCAACCCCGCATCGGTCATCGTCCAGACGGATTGGGTATCACCATAGCCAACATAACCCACTTCGCAAGCACTGTCAAGCACTCGCGTTCATTTTCACCAGATCAATCGAATCGGAGTAGGCGTTCAAAAACTGCGCGATCGCGACGCGCACCAGATACGATATGGGCAGGTTCTCCCTCTCGCCAATCTCCTTCAACTGCTCGTACATGGATTCGTCAATCCTGAAACTGCGCTCAATCATTGCTGTACCTCCTATCAGGTGAGCGTGAACGTTATGGGTTCGAGCACTATACCGCCCCTAACGTGCCTTGGCTTCAACTTCTCGTGAAGCTGCAAGCCCCTCTTGAAACTGTCGAACGTCACCATGCGCTTCAACTCCTCTGGCATACCAGCGCACTTAACGTCATCGAACGGCTGAACGTCAACCATCCTGTATTCGCCATCAACCATCTTGCCAACCTGATAGATTCTCTCCATGTACGTCTTAGCCCTGATATATTTAGCCATGCTGAAATTGCTCTCATGCTTCCACGCGCCCAAACGTGTAGGATGCACCTCCAAACCCTCGGGAATGTCTGTGCCGCAAATGTGTATGCTGTCCGTGTCACAATACATGAACCTATCGTATACGCTTTGCGCTGCATTGATGGTCTTGTACCTAGCCCATGCGGTAATGAAGCAACCCATAGGCGTGTACACGGGGTCGCGCGTCTCTTTCTCTCCCAATCTGTACCCAACTGAACCGTCCTCTTTCAAGTAAGGCAGTTTCGGCGTAACGTCGGGGTTCGTGGCGAACTTGCCATAAAGTGAATTCAACATGAGCTTCGCAAGCTGTCGCAAACCGCCCGTGGTAGTTTCTTTAATGTGCATCCAATAGTCTATGTAATCTTTGAACAGTCCAGTGGCTTGCTCGAACATGTACCCGCCGTTGTACGAAAACACCGTCACGTCGTACTGCTGCATGAGTATTTCCAAGTCTATGTTGGTCAAAGCCAACTCAACTGTTCCCTCCGTGTCATGGATGTACTCCGTTTCGGAGAAAAACGGGTTGTTCTTAATCTGCAACGTGGGGAGGTGGTCGGGCTTCAACTTGCAATGGCAGGTGAGGAATTGGATGTACAGGGGATATTGGGGGTTGTCCTTGTACTCTCCGTGGAAATATATCGGCTGCCCGATTGGCAACGGTCTGTTGTACATAACGTCGGGGTACAACGAGTTAACGTCAAACGCAGCCCCGTAGCCCTGCAACCTGTCCTCGTGTTCCTCGTCAGCTTGAAACCTAGGGTTCGCGTATGTGTAGCCGCCGCGATACGCCTTGCGTATCATCGCGTCCATTTCCAGATGAATCTTAGGGAACCAGTCATCCCACTTCGAGCCTATTATGTCCTTGTACCCGTTGAGCGCGTCGCTTCCGATGGTGAGCCTGTCAAGCCCCTTGCCGAACTGCTGATGCAG